TCCCCATGGTGATATTTGATTGGCTTGTTTTAAGCTTAAAGCCAAATTTCCATGATGGTGAGAGTGATAGAATAGATAAAAGAATTGATTTATGATCATGAACCCTTGGCAAGCAAAGCTCGCAGATTTTGCAGTGGTGCTAACTGCAGGCATGCTTCTAGCCACTGGAGGCATGATGATGAGCGTTGGCCATCAGCAAGTGAAGATCACCACACAAATTGAAATGATTATTGAAAAGCTAGACATGCTAACGGAAAACATGAAAGTAATGGAAGAGCGTGTACGCTCTTTGGAAATTAAACGCTAAGCTAGATCTAAACGTTTTTTACTTCCCATGGAACCTCTTCAGTGGTTTGTTATTGGTGGCATCATTGTTGCTGCTGCAGATCAAATTCTTGATAATTCCCCTTGGAAAAGCAATAATATCTTGCAATTAATCATGGACACCCTTAAAACTTTCTTCCGCTCAGGAAAGTGACAATTGTTGCCAATACCTGGCAAGGCGTTAGCCTCTATGCTCGTAGCGTAGGGGCTAAATTTCCTGAACTTGTTGCAGCTCAATGGGCTGTAGAAAGTGGTTTTGGTAAGCATTTCTCTGGGAAATGGAATGCTTTTGGCCTTAAAGGCTTTGGCAGTCAACGTACCACTCAAGAATGGTACGATGGTCAATGGGTGACAATTAATGATGGTTTCATTGATTTTCCTAGCCTTGCTGCTTGCATTGAATATTTAATCAACCATTGGTATAAAGATTGGCAATCTTACAAAGGCGTTAATCGAGCTAATAATCGTTACGAAGCGGCTCGTATGCTAAAAGAACAAAGTTATGCCACTGATCCTGATTATCCAGCCAAATTGTCACGGCTGATGAAAGAATACGCTCCTGAATCCATTGCTAACCCTACTATGACACTCGTCGGACCTAAAAAACGCCCGCAAGATTTTGGTTTTAAAGCTGGTGATCATCATTTAGTAGTAAATGATGCCAATGAAATCATGAAAGCTTTTTCTTTTAGTGGAACGCTTTTATGGCAAATACCTTGCTTAGCTCGTGGGCAATATTCAGACAACGAATGGACGATTGCTAATTCTGACTGCCCTCCGGGTTTATATCGTATTGGTGCTATTTATCGTGATTATGAAAACGTAGGGAATAATCCTGCATACGATCGAACTTTAATGAGTTATGGCTGGTATAGCTTGGATATGGTAGAGCTAGAAAATCAAGAGGCAAAGCATGGCAGGGCTGGAATCATGGTCCATGGCGGAGCTAGTGCATGTGGCTGGCCAGGCGCTTGGGCACCAAAGCAGCAATTATTTCCCACTCATGGTTGTGTTCGTTGTCATAATATTGACCTTAGAGATAAAATTGTTCCTTTAGCTAAAACTGGTGCAATCTTTGTAAGTGTTTATCAAGAAGGATGAGCAAAGATATTCCATTTAATGCATTGTGTTATGAAATAGCTTCATTCGCTATTCGCAAATGGCCTTCGCTTGCTTTTAATCCATGGGTGAAAGCTTTATTGGCTTGGTGCAAGCCTGACTGGGCTCAATGGAAAACAGAACAAACTATAAAGAAAGTAGATGAACAAGCTACTGATTTGGTTAAGCAATGGGAAAAGGAAGAAAGGGCTGCGGTTGCAACAAAGCTTGCAACTAAAGCTCAGGAGCTGTTCCCTACCGCTGAAATCACACCAATGCCTGATGCCATCGTTCCTTCTGTGATGATCGTTCACGAGGCTCCTGAAGGGGCTAGCGATGGAGTGAAAGCTTTGGGTGGTGAATTACGCATCACTTGGACCTTAGATGATTTAAAATAAAACAATCACCGTCATTTATATGGAAATCTTAATTGGCTTAACCATATTTTCATTAGGTATCACTCTGGCTGGTCATATGTATCGCCATTGCGTCCATCCGTATCATCCTTCTTGCAAAGCTTCTGTTCAGCTTCCAAGCCTAAATGAATAAGATTATGCATGCGCATGTAATAAGATAAGCCATCACCATAATCAAGACCAAAAACATCATATAGTGCATAACGATAAGAGCCACGATCCTGCACTTCCGCTTTATGCATTAATTTTGTGATCTGTCTAAATGCTTGACTTTTATCGTCATCATTTAAACTATCCCACCACGCATCATCTTCTGCTTTTTGTTGTAATTCACTAGCCTGCCATGCTTGCCGCAGTGCTTTTAGCTCAGGCGAATTTAACCACTTGGTTACAGATTGGTCATTATTTGGCGTAGTGTCTCCCATTTCAAAGCTTCATTCTGATGATAATCATACCACCCTTCAATGGCTTCAAGCATTCCCTCGCAAGCCTTAACAGGCCCTTCATGCATCAATTCTTGTAATGCATCAGAAATTGATTCCACTTGTGCTTTGTAATGGTCGTCCATGGCTAGGAAGCATGATGCCATAGCTTACACCAATTCTCTCCACCCCAACAGGCCAGTAGCATTTTCTGACGAACTGCATTGCAAGGTAAGAATTAATATGTCGCTAGTGCCACTAATGGTTTGCCCTAATGACAAAGCTAAACCACTTTCAGGATTAAATTCAATGGCACTACGAGCAGCAGTAAGACCAGCCCCTACAACAGTACCACCAGAAAATGTGCCGCTTGCCATCACCTGCACATTGCCCCTACCATTATCTGCTGCCAGCCATGTGCCGCTAACAGTCGGATTCAAGCGCAAGCGCCATTCAGCAACAGTATTAGCTGATGGATTACCACCAATGCTCACATCAATTTGCGATGGGATGATCACATTATCAGTGCGACCACTTGCCATGCGAATAGCAGCCACCATTGTTTCAGAAGAAATGGCCGAGAATGTTCCAGCTCCTCTTCCTGCAATATAAATAGGGCCAACTGGTTGATAGCCTCCTTCACTTACAACACTGGTGCAAACTTGTTTTAAAGTAGCGGCAGAAGCAATGGTGGAAGAATTATAAATACAATATGAAACTGGTAAAATTGCTGATGTCACGTAAACACTATTAATAGCATTTGCATGGTTAAATTCATGACAATAACGGATTTCACCATCGACTACAAAACCACAACGCACTCGTCCCACTCCTAACCATTCCAAATCAGTAGTAAATATATTAGCTTTTGTAAAATCAAGACCAGCAAAAGTATCAATGTTCCATGCAGATTGATTTACAACATTTTCTACTACAGAACCAGAAGCCTTGCTTCTTACTACAAATTGAACAGTAGTGCCACTTGCGCGAAGAATAATGCCATTATTATCATCAAAATATCCCACTTCCTGCACTAAACCAGCCAATGGTTGATTGCCAACAAAACTAGCCATCACCATTAATGATTTCCCTGGCTGGTAAGGAAAATATCTGCGTGAACGACGCACAACCGTGTCGCCTGACGCTGTTGTTGTTTTAAGTTCTAAAGAGCTTTCATTGGTTAAAAAATTAGTAGAACCACTGCCAACTGTTGTTTCATCCCATAAATCCGTGCGTTTTGAATGACGCAACATAGAATCAAATAATGTGAATGGTTGGCTGAAGCGCTGCCTACCAAATGCATCTAAGGCGCCACTATCTGGCCCTTGCTGGACTAATTGTCCGCGATGGTCAGCTTCAATGTGAGTTTCAAATTGCTCACCACCGCGAATAACTTGCCCCATAGATTCCTCTTGTCGTTATACCATCGTAATGGTTTATGCTTCAATTTCAATCATTAAGCCATTTTCTAATTCAAAAAATTCTCCATTTTCCATAAGCAAATAAAGCCGAATAATGCCACGGCTTAATGCATTATGAAAAGCAAGGGCAATGGCAAGAATCATTATAAAATCCCCACTAAACCAGAAGCAGTGGTAGAAGAAGATCTAACCCTCTTCACTTGTAATGGTAAAAAGCTACCACCTGGTACATTAAACAACGTAACTGGATTTGTATCACCAGAACAAATAATGCTTAAATTACCAGTAAATCCTACATATACGCCTGTAGTGATAGATGCTAAATCTGCTCCATCATTAGGAGTGATAGTGAATGCAGATGCACCTTGTAGTCCATCTACATCCACTTCGCCTTCTACATTTACGGCACTGCCATCAATGTCGCCTTTAATTAAAAAGGCTTCATACTGTTCGCCATTGACAATTTGTTGAGCCATGGTAAATGCTATTCACTTTATCCATCGTAATAGGTTTAACCCCGCCCCTGCCCTCTCATTGGTTTTTTGCCTTTCCGTCGTGGTCGCGAATGTTTGCCTTGACCAATGGAAGTAGTTTTAGGGGCGCCAGGATCATGCAGCCGTTTAAGGGCTGCATTTCCTCCTTGTGATTTAACTCCCATCAGCTTTCCACTGTGTCATCTGGATCAATAGCTTCATCTTCTTCAGGAGCATATTCAATGGAATCCAGCAATGGTTGCAGCATATTTGCTGCAGCATTGATAAGAGGATTGTCGTTGGTTAAACGAGCAGCCACATAAGAATTGATGGCAGCCACCAAAGCACTTTTCTTGCAAGCCATGATTGAACAATGAATCAAAGCCTATCTTAGTTGCCGTTTTAGTTCCAGGGCAAGCCTTGAGCCCTTGTAGGAGCCTTTTGTTCGGCAATCTGGGCATCTAAAGCTGCTTCCATGGTTTCAACTTGCTCTGCTCCCATTGCTTCTTGCACCCAGCTTATGACAAGCTCTTCGTCTAAATCTTCAAAAGGAATTAAATTTTCTGGACGTTGAAAGCCAATTGAACCATAAGAACCTGCTGAATATTGCTTGTCTTCTGTGGTTTCTATGGCATTAACGGTCCAATGGGCCGTAAAAACAAAATTATCTTCTGTTTCCCGCTCTAATTGAGCAATTTTCCAGGTGTAAACAGTGGCCATGGGAAAAAAATATCTTTGTTAACTGTAGCGCATAAATCAATCAAAGCTCCGGCATCTCATATTCTTTTGTGCTGTTGCAATAATGCTTAAAGATGACCTCGCTCGTATTTCCAGCCCATGACGCTACTTGTGGCACAGGAATGCCAGCTTCTATCCAGCAACTAATTGCAGTGTGGCGACAATCGTAGGGACGGTATAGGTAAGAAATTAATCTTGTGTCATGTAAAGGCTTTAGTTTTTTACGAAAGTAACTTTGAAAAGCTACTCGATCCCAAGGAAAAATAAAATCATTTTCCTTTGGTACTTTTTCAAGAAGCTCTTGGCACTTGTTGTTGAGTGGGACCCAGCGTTTCTTGTTGGTTTTAGTACTGTTCTTTAAACCGTGTGTAAGGGTGTAGTTTTGATGTACAAGAATTTTATTTTCTTTAATGTCATCCCAGCGCAAAGCTCGCACTTCTCCTGTACGCATTGCTGTTTGAAGCATGAATTCTGTGTACCAAGACCAATTAACGTTTTTGTATGTGCGCTTTGCAGCTAATGCGGCTAAAACTATACTCATCTCATTCCTAGGGATAACAATAATTTCTTCATCCTTTTGCGGAGCCTTAGGCATCTTAAAACTAGCTAAAGGATTTTTATTTATACGTCCGACATCTTCTTGGGCCGCCCATTTGTACATTGTCTTTGCGTACATTGCTACACGTCTAGAAGCAAGCACAGGTTTTTCTCCCAGTATCCAAATCATTATTTTCCGTGCTTCGCCAATATCTTGTATAGGACAACGTGATAACCATTTAGTGGTCTGCCTGTAATCGGATGTAAGGCTGGTCGGGCACAGGGAAATTGAACGCTCTTCCATGAAGGCGTTCCATAATTCAATCAAAGAATTGGTCACGAATGGAGTTGGATCAAGGGCACAGCAACTCTAGTTGATTTGCCTAGTAGTGTCAAAGACTACTGGCTCTCCAGCTCAGCGCACATGGCGCGGTAGGGGTTAGTC